CTATCTTACAGTTCACCTCATCTTTTATTATTATTTTACATGGTTTCATTTAATCTCAATTGGGTTAGAATTTACTAAATTAATTACTTTTGCTGCATATGGACTTCCGGATCCTGCAAAACTATATGATGACATAGACTTCAATAGAACTGGCATATTATATTTTTTACTGCCCCATGTTATCTTACGCATATTAGATGTTTCTACTGGAAAGTTAACGTATTGTACTAATACTTTGGCAAAATCGTGTGCATCTTCTTTAGCATACATCATTGATGCATGTAGTGCATAATCACAATTTATTTTTTCAAGTTTTTCTGCTAAACCTTCTACGTCAGATACTTCATGTGTAACTTGCCTGTTGACCGCAAAATGTAGATCATCAACAGAATATTGTGATAATAATTGTTTTTGTAGTTTACGACTAATTTTTATTCCATAGGAACAAAGTGTTGCTAGTGTATTTAAACTGGTGTTAAGTTCAACGTGCTTTATTGCTTTATCCAAAGATTCACTTAGATTAGCAATGTATAATCTACCGTTACATTTAACTAGTGTGGGATCCCAGCACTGGCTTTCATCATATATAGAAATTTCATTAATAATATTTTGTGTTGTATCACAAAATTTTATTTCATTATAATGCTTCATAACACAGTTAATTATAACTCTTAGTTTATACAAACCATATTCTGTATTATATAACCTTTTGTCTCTGTTCCAAATCATTACAGAATGATCTCTAAACTCTTGCACAAAAGCTTGCTTAAAAGGACATCTTAAAATTAATTCATTATTTTCAATGCTTATTTGTGCATGAGTAAACTCAGGACTGCTTTGGATAATAGGTAGTGTCCAGGGTATTTCAGACAGTTGATCCGCATCAAAATTTAGAGTAGCTAATTGTTTCTTATATTTTTTGACTACTTTAGTAAATAGTGCAGCCTGATTACTTGTAATTGCTTTTCTAGGCAATACGTTTATCAGTTGAAGATTATAGAAAAACTTTTGATCATAACGGGATAGACTTATATGATTTAACATTAAGTCCAAAACTTCTTCAGCGTTTAATATCCTGTTCATATTAATAGTATAACTTAATCAATAACATTGTACAATACAAATGGCTAATGGGAGCCGAAGCTCCCATTATAGTTGCTGCTTGTGTTATGCACGTTTCATGCAAGTAGTGCTTGCTAGCATCTTCCAGTTCGGGCTAATCTTGACCAGATCAGCAATCTTCAGACACATACGCAGACTAAGTTCATGCAATCTGCCTTTGTTATCTTGCATGAAATCAAAGATTTGTTCTGCAACACCATCTTCAAAATTGTAATCGCGGAACAGACCACCATCGCTATCACGATGTACCTGCTTGATACGCAACATCTTGTCACGTTCGGTGTCAATCGTCAGGTCAAGAAAGTGACAACGTGACTGAAGTGCCTCAAGGTGATCTTGCAATTTTTTAGACTTGACGTTTTCAAACTTCAAGTTAGTGATGAAAATAGCACTACCCTCAAAGTTAAACTGATCTGGGATACCCTCACGGCGCAGCATAGAACTATCACTGTTCCAGCAAATGCGTCTACGTTTGCCTGAATCAAGTGCTGCCTTAAGAATGTTCAGTGACAGGTCATCTTGAAATACACTATCACAGTCATCAAACACTAGTACGTTTTTCTTGTCAGAATATTTGTACAGTTGCGCATACAGACCCAGTGCAGTCATTGCACCTTTTACAATCTCAAAACGAACACGTTTGCCAGCAAGCTTGTCAAACATACTTGCTTTTTCAAGTTGCTGTTCAACACCATACGATTTACCTACACCTGGGGGACCTGATACTATCATTGCCCTAATGTCACTATTGATTGCTGCTACAGTCATTTCATCAAGTACTGCAAAACGGGTAGCAATACGATTCATTGCTTCCTCATCAGTCTCTACTTGTTTCGTTTCTTTAACTTTGAATTGAATTGCGTTTTCTGTCAATTTAGGCTCTCCCTCTACAAATACTTTGACAACATCAATAGCAATGTCAAATTGACCGTCATTTTTTACTGTTACATAATTACCTTTTTTACCTGTCTGAAAATCTTTGACAAGTGTAAATTCTTGATTGATTACGGGCTTGTTACGATATTCACCGAACTTGACAAGAATCGTACTCATTAATAGCTCCTAATTATCAATTGAACCGTTATTATACAGTGTATTGAATTATTTGTCAAGCAATAAAGCCCATTTGCATTTCTTCATCATACCACGCAACTGCGTTGCCATTCAATTCATACACAAGCACAGGCATTGCTTGAATATTAATATTATCAAACTTGAACTTTTTAGTGAATAATGCTTCCAAAACATCAAAATCTTCGTCAGATGCAGAGAAATCAACAGTTGCAAAGTTGCTATTAACGAAAGTGTCTATATCGTACATGTGATCTCCAATTCATCAAGTTAAGCAGCTATTATATAGCCAACTGGATTTATTGTCAAATGTTACAAATTTAGCAACTTAAAGTTCTTAATGTTGCTAAAATGTAAATCATCTTGAGTATTGGGCACGAAACGTGCATTTACTACTAATTCAGTTTTTTCAAAGATGCCATCAAATAATGGCTGTAGTTCGTTATCTTTACTGACATACATTTTATACAAATGCTTTTCAGCGTCATGGAACCAATAATGAAACACAGTGCCAGATTTGTTAGTAGACACTAGTTTTTTAACTGGTGTAAGTGTACGAACTCCAATTCCAGTTTGTTGCTCTGTGTTATTGGAATCTACTCGCAACTTATCAATTTCCTGATCATATGCATAGAACTCAGGCAAACGATAAATCATACCTTCATACTTTTCTGGATATCTTACGGTATAATTATTTGTTAGGTAAGTAGACAAATCCTGTCTGAACTTACTCATTGGCTTACCTTTAAGAGTACGCACCATTAGTTTCTTACTGTAATAGTCACGGATATCATTAGCCAGTTGCCTATCAACATCTGAAATATTATAATTCTTTTCAGGGTCTAAAGTTTGCCTTACACGATAATTCTTACAACTCACTATAAGTGAATCAACTGGGTGTTCAACTAACCGTTCGGCTAGAGGCATACCCTCTATTTCACTAAAGATATCATCCAGTGAGGATATGTTATATCCACCAGTTCTACCAGTAACTTGCAACAAACCTTTACCTTTAAATATCGGAGTGCTCATAGTGTTACATCTTCCATTCCAGCAGTTCTAAGTCTAACGATATGTCCCATCTGCCATTGCTTAGCATCAAGACCCTTAAGTACACCTAACCAACGATTACGCAGTAATGCAACCTCGTTGATTATAGTTTCAAAATCAATAACTTCTTCTTCTCCGTCTACATACTTCTCTGCATCACGGCTAGTTAAGACTCTATTATACGCTTCTAAATACTTTTGAAAATGTTTTCGGCGAATTTTCCGTAATTGAATATTTAGGTAATTGAGCACCGCCTCAATTTCTTGTAATTGATTGAAGCGGTGTTCTGTGATACCCGGAAGTGCTGAAATATTCTTTTCTAAGTTACCATAAATCTTTACATCACCTTTTGCTTGTAATAATTCAGCATCATAGTGTGCAATGAAATCTGGAATAGATGATAAATCAGTTGAAACTTTGGTATACCAAGTCATGTGTGTCCTATTTAATAACGGTCATCGTCATAATCATAGTCATCATAATCATCTTCTTCCTCATCATGTAAACTATGGTCGTCAAGATAGAGTAATGCTTTGGCAATATCTTTATCACCTCTGAATTCCTCTTTAATTTCACTAGCTTCATAATTATTTTCCATCAAATAACTAACTAGTGTTTCTGCTGCTTCTTTTCTTTCGCTTAGGTCAATATGCATACGCAATGCTTCCCAAACTTCTTGTATAGTATCTAAACTCGTCATGCTGCTTCCTCCTCAATATCAGCAACAGTACTTAGCTTATTTGTTTGATTTTTACTAAACTCAGCCATTACTTTATCTAAACAACCATCTTCATTGCTTTCCCAACCTTTGCGAAACATCTTAATAACTTCACCGTCGTTAGTTGTATATGCAAGACGATTACCTTCTTTAGTAAGCATGCCGTGTTTTTCAAATAAATCAAGTAATCCTGAATATGGATTCATGCCTGTTGAATAAGGAATTTTAATTTGAAGTGATTCAAATGGTTTAGCATAACGTGTTTTCATAATCTTACATGCAGCACGAATACCATTCACTTCAGTTACTTTGTTACCATCTTCATCTTCTTTAAGTTTTAGTTTCTTCATTGCAACAACAATACTTGATGCATAAACGAAACCTTGACCGCCACTAATTTTATCATCTGGGTCAAACATATCTTGTGACGCATACGTATGATTAGTTGCTACCATACCAATATTCAATGCACCGAACATATTAACACAATTACGAACTAGTGCAGTCAGTGCCTTAGGCTTACGACCCATATCACCTTTTAAATCACCTGCATCAAATTGATTAACATCAGTTGGTGTCAATAACATACCAAGACTGTCTAACACAAATAAAACCTTAGGCCTATCATCTGGCGATAGTGTTTTATAATCAGCAACAAATTTGCTAACAGTTTTGGCTACATCATCAATCATAGCCATGTTTAATTTCAACAATTTATCTTCTGCAGTATCAACACCTAATGCTTTGAGCCAATCTTCATCCAGTGCGTTTTCTGAATCAATGAGTACAACGAATATACCTTGTTCTTGAGCATGGCGTACCAAGTTGCCAGAACAGATATAACTTTTGCCGGAACCACTTTCTCCAGCAAATACAGTGACCTTACCAAGAGGAACGCCTTTGCTAAAATCACCACTAATAAGATAATTGAGTGCATAATTTCCTGTACTGATCCAGTCGGTCGGATCATTAAAACCTATACTAAGTCCGTCAATGGACTTAGTTATTTCTTTTCTAAATTTACTTACATCAAATGGTTTAACCAAAATAGTCTCCTATTATTTTGTAATACGATACACGCCATTAAGTTTTTTGTCAATGATTTCAGGGCAACGTTCTGCAATAACATCAATATCCCAATCATTTGGGAAATGCCTTAGTGCTGCTCTTGCCCGATCTCTAACGATACTGGGAACTCTAGGAGTTTTGCCCGGATCACAAAGTTCTTCAAGCAATTTTTTCCCTTGCTTTATGGCTAGGTATCTTTCGTCAGGTAGTGTCATAATATTCTCCTATGGTGAGGGAACGGTTGTATCCCTCACCAATACCTATTTATTTAGGCAGCTTTACTTTGCCTTGCACGGATCATTGCTAGAATGTCTTGTGCTTTATCGCTTGTTGGTGTTGTTGGAACTTTGACAGGTTGTGACGCTGTTTCTGGTTCGTCATCCCAAGGTGCTGTGTCGGCTATGGGTGCGGTTGTGGCAGCAGTAGCTTGAACTGCTGTTATCTGTTCTTCCACCTTTGCACCTGCTGGTACATCAACTCCGTAAGGGCGATAGTATGCGCCCCAACGTTCTGGGTCATATGGACGACCATCTACGCTTGCTTCAAACATTTCTTTAATGATGCGCAATTCTGCTTCGCTAGGTTTCTTAGGAAGAAAATCTGCAAGATTAAATAGACCATGTGTTTCAATAGCTTGTTGCTCTGCCTCTGTTAATGGAGACTCACGGCGACTCCATGTACTTGTGCTGTAATCAGCATAACCACCCTTGCTTGTTTTCGTAACACGAAAATCAAGACCACGAACATAGTCAGTAGGTAGTTCAAGTATTTCTGGATCCATCAAACTTGATTTAATGATTGTAAAAATTTGTGGGCTGATAATAAATCTACGAATT